GAGACTCCTCAATCGGTACAACCTAACTTTAACATAGTAGGTGATAGTGGTGTAAATCAATTAGACGCTTTGAAATCACAACCTAGTAAGGTATATGTAGTTAGTGGTGAGGTTAGCTCTGCTCAAGCCTTAGACCGTAATAGAATAAGAAATGCAACATTTTAAATTATAATCGTTAATAAGTATGAAAAAGTTACAAGAAATTGAGTTAACAATAAAAGACGAAAGCGAAGGTGTTTACGCTATTAGCTTAGTGGATTCACCAGCTATTCAAGAAAATTTTATAATGCTTTCATCTCAGAACGTAGAGCTGAAGATATTAGATGAAGAAAAACGTATTGTTGTTGGTTTTGCTTTAGTACCAGAAAAACGTATTTACAGAAAGTACAAAGAGAAAGAATTTAACGTGTTTTTTACAAAAGAAACGGTTGCTAAATCTCAGGAGTTATTCATGAAGAATCTAAACATTAATAAATTCACGACAGAACACAGAGAAGAGGTTAACGGTGTTAATGTAATTGAATCGTGGATTGTTGAAGATACTAAAAATGATAAATCAAACCTATACAAATTAAAGCCAAAAGGTGGGGAGTGGGTAGTTATGTCTAAGATTTATAACGATGATGTATGGAATGAAGTGAAAAACGGAACATTCAAAGGTTACTCAATCGAGGGTTTGTATGATGGTTTTGATAAGTTAGAAGCTAGTGAACAAGAATGTGAAACTACTATAATGATTAAAGAATTTCTAAAAAGTATATAATGGCTAAAATTTCAGACTTAACAGCAATAACAACGATAGCTGACAATCACGTTTTAGTAATAAACGATGGTACTCCAACAACTAAAAAAATAACGGTTGCTAATTTAAAAACTGGTTTAGGTGTAAGGTATAAAAAGTTAGTTGCTTTAATTAATCAATCAGGAACTAATGCTCCTACATTGACAATATTAGAAAACACAACGGGTGCTACATTTACGACATTTAGATTCAATACTGGTTCTTATTTAATTAGTGCTTCATCTAGTGTTTTCACAAGTGATAAAACTTTAATATTAGCTAATAATTATCGCTTTCCTTTTATAATTGATATTAATAGAAATGGAGTAGACAGTATAATAATAGGTACATACAATAGTTCTGGAGTTAGTGATAATGTTTTATTAAATGCAAGTTTTGAGATAAGAATATATGAGTGATTTACCTATTAATGTAAGATTTAAAGATGTTACTACTTTGGTTGGAGATGAGTATATTTACTTAGACTCTCCTAGTAGTGATGTAGCTTACAGAATACCGTATGATTATTTTAAAACAGACATTTTAAATGGTGATTCAGATATTGTTTACGTAACTCAACTTTCAGATTTACCAACTCCTGTAAGTGATGTTATTACTTTAGAAGCAGGGAAAACTTATATTATTACAACTGAAATAGACTTATTAGGTGATAGGTTAGTAGCTGGAGGTGTATGTAATCTATTTGGTTTATCCTCTGAAGTTTCTTTTTTAACATCAACTGGTTTAGGTACATCTACTCCATTAATCACTTCTATTTACACTATTGTTTTAGAACGTATATCATTCAAAGACGTAGGTACTTGTTTCTCAATAGACGGTAACACTAACCTTGTCGCTCTAGATTGGAAAGCTGTAAACTTTATTAATATTCCAAATGTAGGAGTAGTTAATAAATGCGATAACTTTATTTTCGATACTGGTTCATTCTTAGGTTCTCAAGGTTTACGATTTACGGGAACAATAGGAACAATCGGACTTAATAACTCATTGTTTCGATGCATAGGAACTGCTGGAAACATAATTGAATTAGATTCAAGTTGTATTATAACTAGACGATTTAGAATAATTTACTCATCTATAGTTGCTTTCAGTTCAACTGTAGGAATAAACGTAAACGCTAGTGCGACAATACCGACTGAATCTTACATCTTAGATACTATCAATTTCTCTGGGGGAAGTACATACATAAGTGGTGTTAATCATACATCAAATAAAACATTGTTTACTAATTGTGTAGGTATTCAAAACACTGCATCTAGGGGATTCATGTTCATGGTTAATAATGGTACTGATACAAGTATTGGAGTTCCAAATGTAAATGTTTGGGTCAAAGCAAGTGGGACAACAACTGCGGGTGGACTTAACGCTCAATTTAATCACGCTAGTAACAGGTTAACTTACACTGGTGCATTATCTCAATCGTTTCACATTGTTGTTTGTGCAAATGTTAGGAGTTCAAATACTAATCAAGTGATAAGTATAGGTATAGCTATTAACGGTGAAATTATAACAGATAGCGAAATGACTATTAGAACCTCAAATCAAAATCAGGAATATCCTGGTGCTACTCAATACTCAATTAATTTAACGAATAACGATTACGTAGAACTATTTGTTAAAAACACTCAATCAACAAACGTAAGAGTTTCAGATTTCAATATGAATATATCAAAAATAGCAAGTTAAAATAAAATAAATATGGAAAAAGAAAAAACAAGAAGCGACACAAGTCCATTAGGTGGTAAACGTGCTTGTCTTTGTAAAAATGGAACTTACTCATCAGAATGTTGTACGGGTGAATTTCATAATCAAGGAATAGGGAACGTAGACACTATCACAACAACATCTACAACAATAGTAAATAATGCAAGAGTGAATGTTACTACTCACTAAAAATGTAACAGTAATTTATTTATTCGTTAATAAGTATGAACAAGATATTAAAACAAATTTACGGTGTTGAATTATCGACACAAAAAGTTGAGTTAGGGTTAATTGATAGTATTAATTCTAATATGAAAGAAGCTAATAAAGGTGCTATGAAAGCTATTGATTTAGCAAATTCAGCTAAAAAACCAGCAGAAGATTCACTAAAATTAAATGAAAGTCTTTTAAAATCAATAGATAATGTTATAAAAAAGGCTGAAGATATTGGTGTAGATGAAGTAGTAGCAGAATTAAATAAAAAAAGAGAACAAGTTGTAGTTAATATTAAGACTATTAATGACGTTTTAAATGCTTTATATAAAATATAATAAACAACTATGAACAAGAAAGTAATTGAAGCAATAAACACAATAAGAGTATTTTTAGGTATGGAGGTAAAGCTAGAACAAATGAAGCTAGACGATGGTGTAACGGTATTAGAAGCAGATTCTTTTGAACCTAATCAACCCGTATTTATCGTAAACGAAGAAGATAGGATTGAACTTCCTATTGGTGAATACAACTTAGAAGATGGAAACGTTTTGAAAGTTGTTGAAGATGGTATCATTTCAGAAATTGCACCTAAGCAAGAAGAAGTTGAAGAACCAGAAAACGAGCCAATGCAAGAAGAAGAAGTTGAAATGGAAAAAGAGGTTAAAACTCCTGTTAAAAAAACAGTTGAATCTACTGTTAAAGAAACTTACTTTTCAAAACAAGATGTCGAAGTTCTTAATAAAAAGATTGAAGAACTAGAAGCAAAAGTTTTAGAACTTTCTAAAATTGAAGAGGTTGAACTTTCAGAAGAAGAAATTAAACCTATTTCTTTTAACCCTGAGAATAAACAAACAGTTGAAACGATGAAAATTGGAAAAGGTGAAACTGGAGTAGATAAGATTTTAAAATTCATGTATAAATAAATAATAAAAATAAAAAAAGATGGCAATTTACGTATCAAATGATGAGCAATTAGCTAAAAGACCACAAAGAACATTAACAGCTACACAAACGTTAACTTCTCAAGATTTCGGGAGAGATTACAATATAGCTACTGATGCTCTTGTGATTACTTTACCAGCTATTACTGCTGAAAACTTAGGAATGGAGTTTGTGTTTAGAAACACAGGTGCTGATGGTAACAACATTATTACATTATCTCCAGCTTCTACTGATGGAATTAACGGAACAATACCTAATGCTGCTGCAGATTCAGTTGCTTCAGGTGTAGTTAACAAAGATTTAGTATTAACAAAAGCTACTGCTAACTTAGGTGATTTCGTTAAACTTCGTGCTGTATCATTAACAAAATGGTTTGTTGAGGGTGGTGTTGGTATTTGGGCTTCACAAGCATAATTAAATAAAGTAAATAACAATTAAAAAAAATAAAAATGTCTAGTACAACAAATATTACTACAACTTACGCAGGTGAATATGCTAAAAAATGGGTATCTGCTGCGTTATTAAATGCTACAACAATTCAAAATGGATTGATTGATGTAATGCCTGGTGTTAAATACAAAGCTACTATTAATAAAATGTCTACTGATGATATCTTAACTGATGCTTCATGTGATTTCGACCCAAGTGGAACTGTTACAATTTCAGAAAGAACTTTAACTCCTAAAGAATTAAAAGTAAATCGTGTTTTATGTAAGAAAAACTTTCATGATACATGGTTATCTATGGAACAAGGTTTATCTCAACATGATGTTTTACCAAAATCATTCGCTGATTATTTAGTAGCTTACATTTCTGATAAAGTAGCAGCTAAAAATGAGTATAACATTTGGAGAGGTGTTTCAACTAATTTAGGTGAGTTTGATGGATTCTGTACATTATTAGCTAGTGAAGCAAACCTACCTGCTGCACAAGAAATTGCAGGTACAACTTTAAGCGAATCAAACATTATTGATGAGTTGAAAAAAGTTTACGGAGCAATTACTCCTGAGATGTTTGCACAACCTAGTTTAGCTATTAACCTTTCAAGACAAGCATATAACTTTTATATCTTAGCACTTGGTGGATTTGGTGCAAATGGATTAGGTGCAGCAGGTTACGATGCTAAAGGTTTAAACCAATCATTTAACGATTTATTATTCGGTGGTGTTCCATTGAAAATCGCTAACGGTTTAGCTAATAACGTTATGATAGCTACTTACAAAGAAAACTTAGTATTCGGTTTTGGTGTTGAAGGAGATATGTCAGATGTTAGAGTTATTGATATGTCAGAAACTGATGGTTCGGATAACGTTAGAATCGTAATGAAAATGAACGGTGGTGTTATGTATGCTTGTGCAGAAGATATCGTTACTTACGGAATCACTAACGCTGCAAATTAATAACTAATTAATTAAATAACTAGGGGAGGGGTAAAATGCTCCTCCCTTTTTTTATAAACTTTAAAAATAAAATAATATGTCTTGTTTATTAGCTAATGGTAGAGCTGAAGTATGTAAAGATGTAGTAGGTGGTTTAAAAAACGTTTACTTCATTAACTACGGAATCAACAAAGCCAACGTAACGTATGATTCAACTAATACCGATATGATTGAAACGGTTTCAGGTATTGCTTCATTGTATAAATTTGAATTAAAAGGAACTAACACGTTTGAACAAGTAGTAACAAGTTCAAGAGAAAACGGAACAACATTCGTAGAGCAAACATTGTCTATTCAGTTGAAAAAACAAGATGCTGCTACTACTAAGAATGTTAAATTGTTAGCTTATGGTAGACCTCATGTAGTTGTTGAAAATAACGCTGGTCAATACTTCTTAGCAGGTTTTGAAAGAGGATTAGATTTAACAACTGGTAATATTTCTAACGGTACTGCATTAGGTGACTTTAACGGTTATTCTTTAACTTTTGTAGGTCAGGAAAAAATACCCGCCAACTTCTTAGATTGTTCTACTGAAGCTGGTTTAGCTACATTGTTTGCTACTGCTACTGTAGATGCTACAATAGTTGCTTCATAAGTAATTAAATACAAAATTAAAGGGGAGTTGTTATGCTCCCCTTTTTTTATTCCTTTATAAATGTACCGTTTTTTAAAACTCCCTTTCTATTCTTAATTTCTTCATAAGCACTATTAAGGCAATCAGTCATGTTAAGCCCTAATTGCTCACATAATATAATTAATACTATATTAATATCTCCTATTGCGTCTATTGTTTCGTAAGGGTCGCCTTTCAATAATGCACTAGCTAACTCACCTACTTCTTCAGTTAACTTAATAAACTGCTTAGTTGAATTTTCTTCTTTAATTAGACCACGTTCATTTGCCCATTCAATAACTTGTCTTTCTATTAATCTTTTCATTTTGTTTTGTTTTAATATCCTATATAATGACAATCGCCAACTTTTGGCAAATCGTAGTTTGGTTTTTCGTATGTTTCAGCTATGTGCTTTGTTATTTTAGTGCATTGGTTTATAGTTGTAATAGCACAATAATAAAAACCTTTTTGAGTATCAGTTGTTTTAATAGCTACAATTTTATCACAATCACAATTATCTTTTGGTGGGTGTGTTCCTTGTTTAATTTCTTCTTTATTACATGATAGTAAAGTAATAACAGAAATAAATATTAATCTTTTCATTTTGTTTTGTTTTAAATATTTCAACAAATATAATGTAATTTATTTAATGTGAAACAAAAAAGAAAGTTTTTCGTTAATAAGTATGCAAGTATTAACTACAAGTACAAGTTCTCAAAGTTTAAAGGTTACAGTTAGAAGTGCTGTAACTAATAGCGATGTAATACAACTTACTAACGAAACGACAAAAGAAATAAGTTACTTAACTATTACAAGTTATTCTGTTGATAGTTACTACACTACTATTAACGCTATCTTCACTTTAGAAGAAAATACTTTTTATACTTTCAAAATTCAACAAGGTGGTACTTTAAACACTTTACAAGATGAAAGTTATAATGAAATACTAACAGAATCAAACGATATACTAGAATTAGATGGTGCAAGTACAACAAGCACTATTAAACATTACAATAGAATTTTCTGTACTAATCAAACTAACTACTCAATTAATGATGATGTGTACGTTAATAAGTCTAGTAACAACGATTATATAACACTATGATGAACGACAATATTAAAATAGTAGAACTTTCTAGCTATACAGCACCCGAAATTAAAGAAGATAAGCGTAATGAGTGGGTAAACTACGGAGATGAGAATAACTATTTTGAATTTTTAATAGATAGGTATAGAAATTCGACAACTAATAACGCTATTATAAACAATATTTCTAGATTAGTTTATGGTTATGGTGTAGGTGCGTTAGATGGTAATAGAAAGCCAAATGAATACGCACAATTTATGTCGATGTTTTCTAAAGACGATGTACGCAAATTAGTGTTAGAACTTAAAATGTTAGGTCAATGTGCTTTACAAGTACATTATTCTAAAGACAGAAAAACAGTGAAGAAAGTGTTTCATATACCTGTTCACTTGTTAAGACCTGAGAAATGTAATAAAGATGGTGAAATTGAAGCATATTACTATTCTGATGATTGGAGTGATATTAAAACGTATGTACCTAAAAAATTAGATGCTTTTGGATTTGGTTCTAAAGATGTTGAGATACTTTACGTTCAACCTTATTCAGTTGGAATGAAGTATTTTGCTAACGTTGATTATATGGGTGCTTTGCCTTATGCAGTATTAGAGGAAGAAGTAAGTGATTATTTAATTAATTTAGTTCAAACGGGTTTTTCTGCTCAAAAGCTAATCAATTTTAACAATGGTTCTGGAACTCCTGAACAACAAGCTGAAATATATAGAAGTGTAACAAATAAGTTAACAGGCTCTAAAGGTGCTAAGTTAATCGTATCATTTAATGACAATAAAGAGGCATCCACAACAATAGATGATATACCTTTAAACGATGCACCAGAACATTACCAATATTTAAGTGAGGAATGTTTACGTAAAATTATGTTAGGTCATAACGTCACTTCTCCTTTACTTTTTGGTATTGCTTCAACTAATGGATTTTCGTCAAATGCAGACGAATTAAAGAATAGTTTTGTTTTATTCGATAACATGGTTATTAGACCAATGCAAGAAACATTGTGTGATGCTTTCGATAAGATACTAGCTTATAATGGAATTAGCCTTAACTTATACTTTCAAACCTTAAAGCCTTTAGAATTTGACGAAAGAGGTGTTAAAGATGAGAATCAAAACGATGTAGAAATGTCTAGTCACTTCGATTTAGATACGTTTTTAGCCGATTTAGGCGAACCAATGGAACAAGATGGTTGGATAGTGTTAGACGAAAGAGATGTTGAATTAGAAGATGAAGAAACATTAAATAATCATTTAGCTGAAATGAATGAAGAATTTGAAGCTAAACTAAACAAAGAAAGTTTATTATCTAAAGCTGTTAAATTTGTTTCAACTGGTACGGCAAGACCAACTGCTAGAAGTTCACAAGATAAATTAGTTAAAGATAAATTCTTTAAAGTAAGATATAAATATACTGGCAATAAAAGTCCAGAACGTAGTTTTTGTAAAGCTATGATGACTGCTAATAAATTATATCGTAAAGAAGATATAGATAAAATGAGTTCACAACCAGTTAATAAAGGTTTAGGTGAGTTCGGTTCTGATACTTACGACATTTTTAAATATAAAGGTGGTGCTAGATGTTCACACAAATGGCAACGTGTTACAATGATGTTAGATATTAACCAAGATTCAAACGAATTTAAAGAGATAGGTACAAGAGCAGCAGAGATTAAAGGATTTAAAGTTACAAACCCTTTTGAAGTTTCTATTTACCCTAAGAACTTACCATTGAAAGGATTTAGTCCTAATAACAAAAACTTACCAAAAGACGTTAAATAATGGCTGAAGCATTACTTATAAAACCAATAGATTTAAAACGATTTACTTTTGTAGATGGTAACTTAGATTCTGATAAACTTTTACAATTCGTTAAGATTGCTCAAGATATTCATATACAATCTTACTTAGGTACTGATTTACTAGAGAAGATTAAAACTGATATAGTAGCAGGAACGTTAACGGGTGCTTATTTAACGTTATTAGAAACGTACATTAAGCCAATGTTGATTCATTGGGCAATGGTTGAATATTTACCTTTTGCAGCTTACAACGTAACTAATAAAGGAATGTACAAAAGCACTTCTGAGAATGCAGAAACGGTTGATAAAAACGAAGTTGATTTTTTAATTCAAAAGTCAAGAAGTTTAGCAGAAAATTATTCACAAAGATTTGTAGATTACATGGTTTATAATCAATCTAACTTCCCAGAATATACAAGCAATAGTAACAACGACATCTACCCTAATCATGGTAACGGTCAAATAACAAATTGGTATTTATGAAACAAAAGAAATACAAAGTAAAAGAAGAAAACGTAAAAAAATTACAAATATATTTAAGCAAAATAGATGGCGGTAAAGAAAATAAGTGAGTTAACAGCTAAAACTACAAACTTACAAAGAACAGATTTACTAAATGTAAGTGAGTGGAATGGAGCAACGTATGACACTAAAAGCATTGATGGAAGTAAGTTTATATTAAACACTAAATTTAGTTTAAGTGCTGCTCAAATTAAGACTATTAATAGTGTTCCAATTAGTGTTATACCTGCACCGGGTGCTGGTAAGGTAATTGAGATTATTAGTGCTTTTTTAAAATTTAATTACGGAACGGTTACTTTTGATGCGTCTTTTGGTTATTCTTTATCGCTTTATACATCAAGTGTTGATGGTAAACAATTTAAAACTGCTAATAATATTTTAAACAGAACATCATCAACTATTCAAACTTTTGATAAAGTAGGGGGTTCGCCAAATGAACTTGTAGAAAATCAACCGATAATTATAGAGGGTGATGATGATTCAACAGTTGGAGATAGTACAATAGATTTATACATAAATTACAGAATAATAACTTTATAAAAACAAAAAAAATGAGTTTACCAAATTTAGACAAATTAGTAGCAAACAAAGGTGTGTACATTGTTAATGATGCAACCGAAGTTACAAGAGCAATAGACGGAATATTTGTATTAGAAGATACAGTATTTAACGCAATTAAGGTTGCTGGTGCTGATGTTAAAGCTAGTTATATATCAACTCCTGCTACTGCTGTGAAAGCTGGTGCATACATAAGACCTTTAAACGGTGTTCAATTTAGTGGAGTTGACTTAGTTAGTGGTTCAGTAGCTTTAATTATCGGTTAAGATGTACGGTTACGGATTTAGACCTAACAATAAAATGTTTGGTGGTGGTGGTGCTTCATACGGACCGTTAACTACTAATTGGATAACTGCAACGGGAGAAACTGACCCTACAATATTAGGTGCTTTAAATAATTTTGAAACTGAGATAACAGCAATAGGATTAAGCAAATTCTATTACTTATATCCATTTGTCGGGGGAAATTCTACTAAACATTCTTACAATTTTCTTAATACTGCTCAATATCCTATTACATGGTTCGGTGGGGTTACTCACAACGCTAACGGTTACACTCCAAATGGTACGACAGGGTACGGAAACACAACTTTTAACCCTCAAACTGTAGGTGTGACAAAAGAAGATTTTGGTATTACCATGTATTCAAGGACTGCAAGCGTTTTAGGAAATAGATGTCATGTAGGTGTTACAGATGGGGCGTCAAGTCATATTATACTATTTGACTTGTCGGGCGGTTCTTGGTCTGTCGCATCTTACCACAATTCAGCATTTTCATGGGTAGATGTTCTCACTAGAAAAGGAATGTTCACGGTTATACGTAAAGGTGTTAATCTTCAAGAATTCTACAGGAATGGAACGTATGATAGAAACAACACTGCATCATCAACAGGTAATATTAATTTCCCTATATTTTTAGGTGCAAGAAATTCGGGAGGGTCAGCATCTTTCTTTTCAAATTCAAATATTGCTTTACAAGTATGTCATAAGGCATTAAGTGCTGGAGATTTAGCTTTATTAAATACTGCAAATACTAATTTTCAAACAGCTTTAGGTAGATTCATATGATAGCAAAATTAACTCAAGAACAAAGAGATTCATTGGTAGGAGTTGAATTTTCTCCAAACACTTTTTTTAATTTAGATTTGAAAGATATTAACGACAATTATATTGTTCATGAAACTGAAATTAATCAATGTAATATTGAATGGTTAAAGGCTTTACCGTTAGAAGAATATCAACCTAAAGAAGAAATTATATAATGGAAGCACCTAACTACATATTCGTAGCACTTATTACGGTACTTTTTGGAGTTGTTAGATACTTCTTTAAAGACTTGCATAATAAGTTCATAGAAAGCGAAAAAAAGAGCGAAGAAATGCACGATAAGGTAGTTAAATTGGAAGGCAAAGTGGAGAGATTAGATGAGAAGATGCCTAGCGAGATAGCTAATTTAGAACGCATAATGGAACTAAAGTTTGAACAGTTTAACGGTAAGTTTGAGGAGTTAACAAAAGCTATTAGACACGCTGAAAGAACAATGACATCACAAGCAGAAGCGTTTGTAAAACTACTTCAAGAGGTTAAGAAATGAAGCAGATCATTGAAGATACATTAAAGAAGAACGGTAAGTGGTCTAGAACATCACTTACCATGTTTTCAGCGTGGTTAATAGTTGTATTTATGGTTTTCTTTGATTTATGCAAAGAGGGTTTTAGATTCGATGTATTTGTAACAATGGTAGGTGTAGCACTTGGGAGTAAATTAACTGATAGTATTGGTAAAAGAGTTGAGAAACATGAAAGTAAATAACATAATTATAGCTTTATTGATTGGTGTTTTGATTTATTTATTATTTCAGAAACGACCTTTGCATGAGCCAATAAAGTATATCAATAGATATGAAACTACAATTGATACTTTGCTAAAAGACACAACTATTTTTAAGACTAAAATAAGACTTTTTAAGGATACTATTATTGTTTTTAGAGATAGTATAACAATAGCTAAAGAAAACAGAGATACAGTCAAAATAATAGCCTTTCAAGATGCTTTGATTAAACAACAAGACTACACGATTAAATGGCATGACACTTTAATAACTCAAATTGACAGCATAATGATGTTACAGAAT